GTAAGTCGTTGGTAATCAACACAGGGTCATGTTGCACAATATCTATTATGTCTAATTCGATTCTGAACCGGCCGGCACCAGGTCGTCTTGCGTGAACGCCGCTTTTCTTTTTGAGGACTGTGATGCATTCCGGCTGAGTTGACTGCAATGCATTCCTACTGGGTTTCCCGTTGGATTGACTGCTGGGTCCGTGGCCGTGGTCCGGGTGTCTCGGGTGGTCCGGTTGTCCCGGTTGTCCTGGCCCAGTTGCAATTATGGGGGCGGATACAGGATCACTTTCCGGGATTGTCGGCCGGACTCTAGTTTCATTTTTGTGGATACCGAGTTTCATAATTAGTGACTACTTGGGATATTGACAGATTTTTGGATCCGTGTTATAAAACGAACTTCGTTCTTTTTTAATTCCTTTCCCCGCGGGGGGTTACCCCGCAAGGCGCAAGTTGTGCCTATTTTAACCACACACAACCAACACACAATGAAACCATCAATCGAAACCACATCCACAGGGGAACTAAAGATTCTCCTGTTCCGCTTATCGGGTCGTATCGACCTCAGCCCCGAAGAAAAGGGGCTATTCATATCAATCGCCAAGGAGCTAGAAGCCAGAGGGCAAGGGCTATAAACAACACATACACATAACCACCAACCAATACACACTATGCAAAATTCAGAACTAGTCGAACTACATCAACAATTCGAGAAAGCGCGAGAGCGTTACGAAAGTGTCGGGGAGAGTTTCATTGAAACCCGATCCGAGTACTACAACCAGATCAACTACTACGGCGACGCTTGGATCGGAGCGAGGGGGGAGCTGGATAGAATGTATCGAGCCTTCGGTGAAGCCGAAGAAAAATACAAGGCACTCCAAGCCAAACTACCGCCATCGCAGGGATGCGAGGAGAAGAAAAGCTGGGAGTACGAGGAGGTTCCCTTTTAGTCGAAACAGGCATCAAGCCTGTCTACTGGGATGGCTACCAGTACTGACGAGACAGCCACCAATAACAAAAACAACACACATTAACCACCAATCAATAAAATGGATACAAAAACAATGAAACATTACATGGGCAAAGTATGGCTCGAGAATCCTCAACCAGATGATCAAAACCGCCTAACAAAGAGCTTGCCTAAATGCTACGACATCTCGGTGTCGTTTGATATACAGAACGATGAACCCTATTACTGGGTATGTCTTTTTGATAGAGGGCTGGAGCTTGCAGAATTTGAATGCGGCACCATCAACCAGGCGAAGGCTATAGCCAATAAACTAGAACGCTCATTACAGAAAGTATAACCACCAACCCACACCCAAAAATGAAAACACTATCAAAACACATCCTAAAAGATTACGCGAAAAGCGAGAGAGCGAACCGGATTTTTCTTAAATGGGAAAACAGAGCAAGAGAGTTTCGGTGCTTGGAATTTAAGTCACTGAAGTTATGGAACAAGGCACAGTATCGCTGGAGTCTATTGCCTTTTTGGGAGCGTGATCAATACAGAGCAGCAGTCCGAAAGATGTCTGATGCCGAGTTAAAATCCTTAGCAAATTAACTTTCAATAAACCATAACAGAAAGTATAACCACCAACCAACCATAGTCATGAAAATACTGATCAACCATGCCGGCGACCATGTCGTCCAGTGCATCAACAACCTCCAGGAGGTTACCCGGCTTCTAGCCGAGACCGAGGACAGCCCTTACTTCAAGGGCAACCTCAATGCCGTCCGTGATCGGATCGATGAGTTAAGAGCCATCCTTGATGATCTCTACGATATCAAAGCCTACATCGACAACATCGACCTCGATTTGTAATGAAGGCGTTATTTATAATCACTGCACTGCTATGGTGCGTAACGGCCAGTGCCTACAACAGCACTGAGATCGTCACAGCAACGCTCATCCTCGAAGCCGGGGGTGAGTACCACGATGGTGCCATGGAGGCCGTACACGAGGTCATAATGAACCGCTCAGACAAGCGTAGGCTCACGCCTATGCAGGTCTGCCTTCAGCGGTTGCAATTCAGTTGCTGGAACAGTGGCCGGATCGACCAGCTTCTCGCCAAGGCCAAACGTCATCCAAGATGGGGCGAGGCTCTGGCTATTACACAATCACCAGCCACCAACTATACCGGAGGGGCTGACCACTACCATGCGGACTACTGCAATCCGTACTGGGCAAAATCATTGACTCGCACTACCAAGATCGGTAGGCATATTTTCTATCAGTAGAACTCAACCAAACCAAAATCATGAATGAACTAGTCATTACAGCAGTAATATCGTGGACCTCCGGCCTGTCCGTTGGTGTCCTTGTCGCTTACCTTAACTCCAACAAGGTAAGTGCTTCTCAGCCAGTTCAACAGCCAGCCAAGGCGGCGCAAAAACCAGAACCCAAGGCGGTGCCAGCGGCTCCGGCCAAGGAGTTCGTGCCGATCAAACAACGCAAGCGTTACAGCGTCCAAGAGGATCTCGATCTACTAAAGGTTCGATCCTCGAGTGGTCTCCGCCGTCACGCCAAAAAGTACGGCCGGAAGGTGAACTCATTGCACAAACGCCGTTACCTGCTGAAGCAGAAGGGCTACCATACTAAGCCCATCAAGATTCAAAAGAGGACGGCTCCGCAACCTGTAACCTTCGATCTATTCTAGTTCCTTATGGAACTCTGATCGTATTCTGATCCCCGCCTGCCCTTTAGGGGGCAGGTCGGGTTCTTGTTAGGACCGGGTTCCTTAACTAATAACAACAGCAATGAAAAAATCAACTCATTTTATGGATGCGGATGTGCTTGACCTTTTGAACCGCATCCGCAAAAGTACTGATCCGTACAACGTACATTTACCGGAGCCGCTAACACTGGCGGACTTCGACAACGACCAACCACTATACTCAAATGACAGACATAAAAATACACACGTTTCCAAAAGGCCAACAACTTAGCGAGGGCGAGATCGTTCAGATCCGCAAGAGAAAGTCCGGGAGGTGGGTCTTCCGGGACTGCTACTTCGCTGACCTACAGGACGGCGATGAGTACATCATTCCGGAGCAGGTGGAGCTACCGCTTGCCTCCGATACCGAGATCATTGACTTCCTGCTGAAGAATCAATCAGAGATCGGGTGGACAATATTTGACCGCTCGGACAAAGAAACTTCATCCGTTTACTCATTCAGTAAGGATGATCTCAACCAAATTAATGAGCGGCTGTTCCCGACAGGGGACACTCCTCGGTTGCTTGGAGCCTTCCGTGAAATGATGACTGACCTCATCAACGAAAAAACTCTGTAAAGTTTGTAAGGTTTCTAAAGTTTGACAAAAGGGGGTGGGTATCGCACATTGCGGTTCCACCTTTTTTTTATGCCTCATTTCTACAACTGCCACCTTGTTCAGTACCCTACCTTCGAGCCAGATATTACCACTCCGGCTCAAGCCAAGAAGAAACCTAGAGTTTACCCATCGGTCACTACAGTTCTTGGCATAGCCAAGGATGCGTTCTTGGATTCGATCTACCGGCCACGCATGACTGTTGACCTCGCTCGGGAGTATCCGCACCTCGGCTGGAGGGACGTTGAACAATTAGTATACGGCACACGGACGCACCCAGAGACAGGCGAAACAATACCGAGTTCGGAGTTCGGCACCGCCGTACACAAAGCTATTGAAGAAATTGTTCAGTCCGAAATCCTGCAAACGGAAAAGCCCCGGCGAGCAGGAGTCTTTGACAGTTGGGCAATGCCATTCGCGGACTGGATACTGGAGTCCGGAGTAAAGCCCATATCCTGTGAGTACATCATCGCGGACAATCGCATCAAGATTGCCGGATCCGTTGACTTCGTTGGCCGTGATGCTGACGGCAAAGTTTTTCTGGCGGATTACAAATGCCGGACGAACACAAAGGGCAGGGCAAAAACATACGACAAGGATTGCCAACAGCTTTCGATTGAGGCTTTCATGCTGATGAAACAACATAGGCTGGATTACCTGCCAGCTTGCTTATCAGTCATTATTGATTCCGATACCAAGAAGCACTACCATCATTGGTGGACTCCGGAAGCGCAGGAAAAGGGGATCAAGATAGCAAAGAAATGCGCGGAACTTTACTGGCTTTTACGAATGAAATAAACCCAAACAAATAAACTCAAACAGAAAGATAATGTGGATACTGCCAAAACAATTACACACCTCAGCTTATGTTCAGGATACGAAGGCATTGGGCTTGGACTGCGACGAGTTCTCCCGAACCTGCGAGAAATCGCTTTCGTGGAGAGGGAAGGATTCGTTGCAGCGAACCTGGTTGCGAAGATGGAAGATGGGAGGCTGGATGCAGCACCTGTCTTCACGGACGTTAAAACATTCCCATATCGAAAGTTTCGTGGATGCGTGGACATCCTCTCTGGGGGATTCCCGTGCCAACCTTTCAGCAACGCTGGAGTCCGTAAAGCAACTGAAGATCCCCGGCATCTCTTCCCATATATCCGAGACGGAATCCGAGAGTGCAGACCCCGAATTGTTTTCCTCGAAAATGTTGAAGGAATCATCTCCGCAAAAACAAGAGACGGAGAATCAGTTCTCCAATATGTCCTCCGAGAGTTGGAAGGATTGGGTTACATCGCAACGGCAGGAGTATTCTCAGCGAGTGAAGTCTCAGCACCTCACCAGCGAAAGCGGGTCTTTATCCTTGGCTTGGCCGACACCGAGGGCAGGCAATCCAGGCTCAAGACCGAACGGAAAGGGAGGCAAGATTCTAGCGGAGGAAGCGAAGAAGAACTGGGCTACTCCGAACACGATGGATGTATTACCAGCAAGGAGTCCAGAGAAACTAGCGGAAGCCAAGAAGAAGGGCGGCTGCAAGAATCTCAGGGAGGAAGTGATGAACTGGCCGACAGCGAGCGTAGCGGGTTGCGTAGAGGGCGGTGTAGCGAAGAACGTGGAGATGACTCCGAGCGGCTTCAAAGCAACGAGGGAGAACGGCACGAGCTACGGAGCGAAGCTGCGGGATGCGGTGATATACCACGAGGAGAACTGGCCAACGATAACAGTCAACGAGGAGAAGTACAGAATCAAGGGGGACTCACAGGCGAGCAAGTGCTTAACTGCAATGGCAGTAAGAGGGGAACTTGGCCATCCAGACCAGGCGAACCTCAACACGAATGGGAAGAGCCGAGAGTCACAGGGCAAACTGAATCCAGATTGGGTCGAGCAACTAATGGGACTTCCAGTCGGGTGGACCGACTTAGGCTTCTGGGCAACGGAGTCGTCCCAGCTACCGCAGCCAAAGCCTTCGTCACCCTCATCCAAAGGTTAATATGAGCGATTTAATCTGTAATTTACCATCGAATAAAGTCTACGTCCGCCGGGAGTTCCTGCTGGATGGCCAAGAGGGTCACGGCGAATTCGTTGAAGGCATCTGGGTAACGGCTAAAAGCATACCCGGCCGAGCCTTTTACTTCGAGACTTATCTGCCAGAGTACGGCGCATTGTTCGACAAGCTACCGATCAGCGCATTCGTAAGTAGCCCGGAGTTACCGGAGGATGACTTACCATTGCCGGACTTGCAGTTCTGGAACTGTATGGACTACGGTATTACCTGCATTACAAAACAGTTCATTGGATCAATGGACTACGAGATATTTACGCGGAGCCACAAGCACCTTCATGGCACTTACTTGTTCACGCTGGACAACTACCATACGCACAATGACGAGATCGATTACAGCACCTCTGAGGTGCCGCAGGAGCATAAGAGTTTCAATTGCCTCGAGTTAGAAAATGGGCAGTACTGCTTGTACCCGAACAATCGAATGCGAGTATACGACAATAGCCTAACGCCGCCGGAGCCAAAGCAACCGGACTTCAAGGTATCGACTGAGTACTACCAGGTTGAGAACGGCTACCAGTACAGACTTGGCGATACGGATGAGTACTTCTGGATTGATCCATCCAAGGCCGTAAAAAACTGCAATGATATTACTGTTTCCGTTGATGCGGAAAAATGATACCGCACATAAAAAAGGGCATGAAACCATTTGTGATTACATACAAGCGCAATGACATGCCAAAGAACTATACTGGCAAAAGCATCAAGTGGTCACATAATGAAAAAGATGCAGTCAAGTTACTGCTTTCCAAAGCCCCGGATAAAAATGGCTACTGTCTTTTCAAGAAGGGCGGCCAAGGAAAAATTTTATCAGTAAAAGAATTATGAAAGTTGTACTCACGCCGGATGAAATAAGTATATGCCATA